CTGCAGCAATCATTGGCCAGCGGCCGTCTGCAGGGCGATGAATTCAGGTCTATCACTGAAAACGCACCGATTCTGCAGGATATGATTGCTAAGACAATGAAGGTCTCCCGCGGCGAGTTGAAACAACTGTCTGCACAGGGGGAAATCACGGCAGATATCATCAAGCGGGCTATATTTGAAAATATGGATGAAATTAATGATAAATTTGAGAGTATGCCAAAACGTTGGAGCGATCACTTTACAGATTTTAAAAATGTAGTATTGAAATCTTTTGCGCCGATTGCGGAGCGTATCAATCGTCTGGCAAATAGTGAAGGTGTCCGTTCTATGTTCAGCATGCTGAAAAACGGAGTCAAGTCCATCATGCCTGTGCTTTACGCGGTTATTGGAGGCGTGGAGAGGTTTGTCAATATGTTCACGGCGGGGATTTCCGCTGTGGCGTCATTTGTACAGAATCACAGCCTGCTTATGCAAACGGCACTCATCGCGCTTGGCGGGTATCTGGCATTTGTCGGAACGATGGCGCTTGTTTCTGCCGGACAGATGGCGCTGGCAGCGATATCAATGGCCGCTAAAGCAGCGGCAGATTGGCTGGAAACGGCGGCATTGATCGCATTGACCGTGGCACAAGAAGGTCTGAATGCGGCGCTGTATGCGTGCCCACTGACATGGATAGTCGGCTCTATTATTGCTGTTATTGCCGTGCTGTACGCAGCAGTGGCGGCAGTTAATTATTTTGCGGGAACGAGCATATCGGCAACGGGTATTGTCTTTGGAGCTTTTATGTGGCTGTTTTCTTCTGTATGGAACATGATTGCATTTACTGTGAATATGTTTGTCTCTCTTGCAGAATTCATCGGGAACGTTTTTGTGGATCCTCTGAATGCCACCTATAACCTCTTTGCGGATATTTGGAATGGTGTCGTAGATCTGGTAGGACAGGCGGTAGCCGCTATTGTTGATATGATTGCGCAAATCCCAGGGATGAGTAAGCTTGGAATCAGCACTGATTTTTCTGCAGAATCTCTCCATCTTGAGAGAAAAGAAATCTCCGGCGGTTATGATTTTTCCGGTTATAAGATGAAAACGCTGGATCCTGCCAATGAAATGGCGTGGGGATATAATGTTGGCGCAGGCATCGGTGACAGTATCAGTGACGCGCTCCAGATGCCTGAAATTGCGGCACCCGGTTACAACGCCAAGGATATCGCCGATAACACGGCGAATACCGCAGATAACACCGGCAAAGGAGCAAAAGACGCAAAAAGAGCAGCTGACGCTTTAGATAGTACGGCTGACGACCTTGCTTTTCTCCGGGAAGCAGCTGAACGGGAAGCGGTCAATAAATATACGACAGCTACTATTCATATCGACGTAGGTGGGGTCACGGCGGGAGATACCGGCGGCAATGATTTTGATGGTGTCTTGCGGCGGCTGAACGATGTGTTGATAGAATCTGTAGAAAACGGAGCGGAGGCGGTACAGCGATGAGTTACTATTTCTTTTTAGGAAATACTATGCTGCCCGTTCCGCCGCCCAGAATGAACACGAAGATTAACGGGAAAAACAAAACAATCAATCTGATTAACGAAGGAGAAGTCAATTTAATCAAGACGCCCGGATTAACAGAAATATCATTTGACTTCTTGCTGCCTAACAGCAGGTATCCTTTTGCAAATTACGATTCATCCCTACAGACAGGATTAATCAATTATGCTGTGGGGGCAATTTCATCTCGTATCGGCGGCTCTTTAGGAAACGCATTTTCTTTTAAGAAAGCGGCGCCGTTCCTCGATTCGCTCAAGTCCTCTAAAGAGACACGAAATCCTATCCGATTTATCGTTACCCGCATGGGTTTTGATTATTCCCAATTGTGGAATACCAATATGCTTTGCACTGTTGAGAATTATACAATAGGTGAGGACGCCCGGAACGGAAACGATTTAAATATCAGTATTGCACTTAAGCAGTATAAATTCTTTGGAACAAAAGAAGTAGAAGTGGCGAAGAACGAAGATGGTACGGAAACATTGCGAGTAAAAGAACCGCGATATACCCCGACAACGCAGGTTCCCGCGATGATGAAAATAACAAATCAGTTGTCCGTACTGGAGGCTTGTAAAGGGGTCGTTGGTGGAAACCTTGATTGGCGAGCAGTGGCTAACGCCAGCGGGGTAACTAACCCGCTTGAAAAGAATATAAAAGGGCAGGTGCTTAAACTTGTTTGAAGTTATTATCCATAATAAGACGGAAAACAAATATTACGCGCCTGCCGTGTTGGATGGAGCGAAAATTGAATGGACTATCAGCGGGGCACCGGGGAAGTTCACGTTTACCGTATACAAAGATGAAACTCTTAAATTTGTTGAGGGGGATACTGTGCAGGTCAAGATTGGAGATAAAGCTGTTTTCTTCGGGTTTGTTTTCGTAAAGAAACGAAACAAAGACAGCAGTATCGATGTCACTGCTTATGATCAACTCCGATACCTGAAAAATAAAGAAAGCTGGAAATACAAGAATATGACCGCCACGCAGGTCATACAGAAGCTGGCCGAATATTTTCAACTAAAAGTCGGAACATTGGCGGATACTAAATTCGTGATTGATAAGAGGGTGGAGGATAATGCTACTCTTTTTGATATTATTCAGGGTGCGCTGGACGTCACCTTAGTCAATACAAAAGAAGTTTATGTGCTTTACGATGATTTCCAAAAACTCATGCTCTCCAAACCGATTGACATGGTAGTTCCCATTCTCATAGATAATGAAACCGCAGAAGATTTTGATTATGAAAGCAGCATAGACAAGGACACGTATAACTTAGTCAAGTTGGTAGTAGAAGACAAGCAGGCGGCGGGAGAAGGTAAGCGAAAAGAGTTTTATGCGCCGATGAGCCCCGACGAGTTCGCAAAATCAAAAGAAAAAGACCAGTGGGGTGCCCTGCAGTACTATGAAAAGCTGCAGAAGAATATTCAAAATCCACAGGAACGGGCTAACCAAATGCTTAAGTTTTATAATGTAGTCCGTAGGAAACTGGACATAAAGGGAGCTGCAGGAGATATTCGGGTACGTGCGGGCTCCATGATTTATGTAAAGCTTAATTTGGGCGATGTGGAATTGGCGCAGAAAGTACTGGTCACAAAGGTGGTTCATACATTTTCTAACCAGGCGCACATGATGGACTTGACGCTGAAAGGCGGTGTAATCAATGATCAATGATGAATTGCCGAATGTATTGAAATCTCTTGTCGCACAGACCGTGCGCGGAATGAATCCGTCTGATTTCGTTCTGGGCGAAGTCATATCTGAGGCACCTTTAGTTATCCGTGTAGGAGAGAATGAACTGGATGAAGATTTTCTGATACTTTCCGATAACGTTCGTGATTTTGAAGTAGATATTGAAGTCAACCACATCACCGAAAAGCGGGCAGGCGGCGGAGGATATGCGGAGTATGCCAGCCATGACCATGACTATAAAGGGAGGAAGAAGATCATTATCTATAACGGGTTAAAAATCGGAGAGAAAGTCGTCATGATACAGCAGTCCGGCGGGCAGCTGTTTTTTGTTGCTAATCGTGTGTATAACCACGCCGATGTCCACGGACAGTGGGGTGATTAAATGAAACTATTACCGGAAGAATCTAACAACGTGTCCATTGCGGGCAGCCGGACACGTATGCCGTCTAAAACCTACAGGATGAATATTGAAGAGGAAACGGTGTCGGAAATAATAACAGATGACTTGGAAGCTGTGCGGCAAGCCGTCTATAAGATCTTAAATACAGAACGATATAAGCACATCATTTATTCTTCTGATTATGGCGTGGAACTTGCCGATTTATTTGGAAAACCTATGCCTTATGTCATCCCCGAGATTCCGCGCCGGATAGAAGAAGCGCTGCTGGTAGATGACCGCATTAACAAAGTAGACGGCTTTGATTTGAAATATGACAAACAGGGGAATGTCAAATGTTATTTTGTAGTTCATTCTATTTTCGGAGATGTTGAGATTGAAAGGAGCGTGAAGATAAAGAATGTATGAGGACCAGACAAGCTCTGTCATAGAAAAAAGAATGCTGGATGCCGTTAGTCCCGCAGTGGATAAACGAGAAGGCAGTATTATACATGATGCAACGGCTCCGGTATCGATCGAACTTGAACTGATGTATGCCGCACTGGACTGGTTCATGAAAAATACGTTTGGTGATACAGCAGAGCGCAAGTTTCTAATTGAGCGAGCTTTAGAACGTGGGCTTGTGCCATATAAAGCAACAAGGGCGGTCGTACGTGGGATATTTACTCCGGTTACGTTGGAAACACCAATTGGGCATCGATTTTCTTGTGACGGAATCAATTATGCAGTAACAGAAAAGTTAAAGGCCGGCAGTTATCTGCTGCGCTGTGAGACGGTAGGTATATCGGGAAATAAGGCAACGGGGATGCTTGTGCCTATTGACCATTTACCGGGCCTACAGTTTGCAAAGATTGAAGCGCTGACTATCCCTGCAGTTGATGACGAAGATACGGAAGTGTTCCGACAGCGGTATTTAAAAAGTTTTGAAACGCAAGCGTACGGAGGAAATATTGCGGATTATAAGGAAAAGGTACTATCTATATCTGGCGTGGGCGGGGTTAAAGTGTATCCTGTTTGGAACGGCGGAGGCACAGTTAAAGTCGTATTTTGCACATCCGAATTTAAATCGCCCGACAGTGAATTTGTGGACAAAGTGCAAGAAATATTAGATCCGGTTCCTTATCACCAGAAAGGCGTCGGTGTAGCGCCGATAGGACATTATGTCACGACGGAAGGAGTGGTGAATAAAGAAATAACTGTACACGTAAATGTCACGATGAAATCCGGGTATACCTTGGGCAATATAAAAAATCAGATATCTGAAACAATTACCGAATATATTGGATCTGTAAATAAAACATGGGCAGAAACACAGATAATTACTATAAAGAGGTTTGTTGATGACGGGCTGATTATCCGCAAGGCTAAACTGGAAAGCCTGCTGTTAGATATTATCGGAGTGTTAGATGTCACCAATCTTACTTTGAACGGAGAAACAAAGAATCTGCAGCTTGGAGTAAATGAAATCGGAAAATTGAAGGCGGTCGAATATGAATGATCTGAGAAAAAGACTTTCTTCCCGTGATGCGAATATCCATCATTATTTTCCGGATATACTGGCAAATGCTAAAGAATTTATTTCTTGGGCAGATGTGGTAGAACCGGAATTAAATGTTGTTATTTATGAATTGCTACAAAACTGTTTGAATACTTTCGTTTACGATGTAGATGAAAGCGGGCTGGAGCGGTATGAATCCATGCTTGGGATTATTCCGAAGGTGGATGCATCATTTGAAGATAGACGAAGTGAAGTTCTTTTGATGATTAATAATCAAATATTATATACGCATCGCAGCTTGCAGGATATTTTTAACTCAAGGTATGGAAAGAATAAAATCAGCATCAGCCTAAATTATGGAAAATATGAACTATGGCTTGACCTCGTTTATAATCTGGTTTTTGCGTCTAATCAAATTCGGACATACATGAGAAGCATTATTCCGGCTAATCTTACCGTGAACTTAAGCAATACAAAGGAAGCGGGCGGGAAGATTTTTGTAGGCGGGATATGTAAATTGAATTCAGTTGTACATATTACACCGAATCTTGAATTTACGGTTCCAGAAATAGGGCAGCACATCAGAGCAGCCGGATATATTCGGACTGCTCATAAAGTTATAGAAATTAAAGGGGGCTAATAAATGGCTAATTATCCAAAAATATTAATGACAACACAAGGGTTATCATTGATTTCCGAGGCGAATGCAACCGGACAGGCTTTAACTTTTAGCAAAGTTTTACTTGGCGACGGCAATTTAGAGGGTGATTCTATCCAGAGTCTTACGCAACTCAAAGGTCCTAAATTGGAACTCGCCGTAACGGGCGGGACAAATCTTGGGTCCGGTCAGTTCCAAATAAGGGCCGTGTGCTCTAACGCCTCACTTGATGCTGGGTTCTTTGCCCGTGAAGTGGGCGTGTACGCGAAAGTAGGAGCCACAGGAGTTGAGAAGCTTATCGCATATACAAACGGGGGAAATTTTGTTGATTATATTCCCGATAAAAGCGTGCCGATCGACTCCCAAATATTCAAGATCGATATTGTTGTCGGTGACACGGAAAACGTAACAGTGCAGGTAAAAGATGAAACATACTTAATAAAGGCTGAGATGGATGAACATAATGCATCAGGTTCAGCTCACGAAAACCGTTTCAAGCTCTTTGAAAAGGTCTCGGAATTGGGTGATGATATCATTAAAAAACTGGCATTAACATCTGCTATTACCGCTGTTACAGCTATGCAAACTAACTCATGGTTCGGACAGCTGTTAAAAATGGTACTCAATGCGTCTGGGGTCAAATACAATATTGCTCAAAACGGGTATGTATGCTTAGGAAGCTTCTTTGGTGGGCTAATTATGCAATGGGGATCTAATGAGCACGGATGGGTAACATTCCCAATAGCGTTTAATTCTTTTCGGAAAATAATAACAAACCATCAAGGTACTGCTTACTTCGATTCGCGTGCTGTTGAATACAATTCATTAACAGGATTTACGTTGTCTGTGCATGATAATTCGGGAACAGGTCAAGATGCACAGTGGATTGCATTTGGTAAATAGGCACAGTGGAGAACTACTGACGTTCCAATTTAATTGAAAGGAGTAAAAAAATGAATAGTTCTAATGTGGATTTTTATATAGCAGGGTTCGGTGCAGATGGAAAGCGTGTAGGATCGCTTATATGCGAGTTTAATCCGACAAAAGATAAAAATGCAGGCGAGCTAAATGCGCTAAAAAAAGAAGCGAAAGAGTTGTTTACCGATGCAACTGTTATCGAGATTATCTCAGTCGAGGATTTTAACAAGTATATATCCGGTGATTACATCCGCGGCACGGACGGGAAGCCGATTGCATACGCTCCGCCGGAACCGACAGAAGAAGAGAAAAAACAGATGGCACTTAGTGCACTGGATAAAGAATATGCAGAAAAACTAAGTAATCTTGAAATTGAAATGGCAAAAGCCAAAGCGATTGAAGATGAGGATCTATACACTGAGTTAAAAGAAGAGCGAGAAGCATTGATGAACGAATACGCGGAAAAGAGAGGGGCGATTTAAATGAAACGTTGCTTTTTGTGTCACCGCAAAATGGATAAAAAAACAGGACTTTGTACAAATAAAAAATGCATCCGGAGCAAACCACTGAAAGAAAAGCCTGAAAATAAGACGGAGGACAATAAATAATGAGTATGGTGGATATAAGTCCGGAAGCGTTAGAGCGAATAGTCCGGATCGAAACGAAACTTGACATGCTTGTCGAAATGCTACCTGAAATACAGAGACTTCAGGTAGCGCACGAAAGGGCAGAACAAAGCGCGAAATCCGCGCATCACAGAATAGACAATATATACAAAGTTGCCGGTCTGATTTCGACTATTATTTCTATAGTAATTGCATTGATAGGAAAGGTGATGTGATTGTTCGAGAAAATAAGAGATTTATGGAAAAGAGCGGTCGGATACATAAATGGACACATACCGAAAGGGAATGCCAAGCCGTCTATGAAAGTAGTCTATGGTTATGCCATAGGCTTTTTAATTCTGTTTTGTGTTGTGCTGACCGCGTGGGTTATTGAATTCTGCAAGGGGTCAGCAAATACGATGACATTGATTAAATTCTTTGAAGATTATACGGCGGTTCCGGTCGTCGGGGCGATTGCATTTATCGCAAAGTATATGGTGGATAAAAACCGCAATGGCCGGCCGGATGCTATAGAAAAGGAGCTGAAAAAAGATGACGTTAAAAGAAATTGAAGTATTGCTGAAGAATGCTGTGGGAGGCATTGACCGAATTTATGAACACTGGACAGGCTGTGACGGGAGTGTAGTCAATCTGCCTGACTATACAGTAGTAATCGACCGTGCAGGCGGTTATCACATCATGCACGAAGATTTTACTGAAAGACTGGCGCATACATGGCACAGGAACAGCCGGTCGATCGGTATAGCGATGGCGTGTTGTAAAGACGCGATATGCTACTATGATCATCCCGACGGCATAGATTTAGGAAGTGAACCGCCGACGGCAGCGCAGATCGAAGCGATGGCGATGCTGACTGCAAAAGCAGAGGAAATACTCGGATTGACTGCAGACGATGTATATACTCATGCAGAAATTGCGGAAATTGACGGATACGGTGTTGATAGCGGAGAACCTGATATGCGCTGGGATCTGCTGTATTTACCGGATTACGGTAACGGCGGAGTATTAGTGCCGGGTGGAGATTTGATTCGGGGTAAAGCAGAGTTTTACAAACAGGAGGGCTAAATGTGTGGGAAGATTTTAAAACAAACAATCATCACCGTCTGCTTATTGTTGTGGCTATCGTCTTGCTGTGTGCAGGTATCGGCGGATGGCGGTACTACGAATCAAGCAGAGCCAAAACAGACTATCACGATGTCAATAGCGGACTGGAACGAATTGAAGACCGAATGGGCCGGGCAGAAACTGGACTTAACGCAACTCAGGCAGAAATTTACAATGCTGACTCTGAACTCCGAGGAGCAGCTGAAGCAGCTGGAAGTATTGCAGATAAAACTCGAGAGAACAGAAAAATCCTTGATGAATGCAACGACATCATTAACAGAAGTGAAGGAAGAACTGCAAGAATCGAGGTTATTATTAGAAGAGTTGAAGAACAAAATAAAGAAAATGGAGCACAAACAAGCGGTCATACGTAGGCAGCGAGATATATATGCGGGGCTGTTTGTTATTACCGTAGGTGCAGTTATAGCCCGGGGGTGATCCGGTAATTTGAGGGAGCGGGGAGAAATCCCTGCTCTTTTTTATTACATTGAACGGCAAAAATACGGCAAAAATTCAAACCAAAATATCGTATTTTGACAATTATTATTTTTATGGTGATTTCTTGGCCACGCGATAAAATCGAAAAAATCTTAATGTAGCAACACCGTTTACGTGCAAATAAAGCTTATGCTATAATCAAAAACCAGAGGGGAGTTATCCCGCTGAATAAAATCATGGGCTTGTCATAGAAATCATTTTGAAAACGTTATAGGTGCACAGGAGGAAAAACATGATATCTGTATTTGATACGCAGCCCGTCATTCTGGAAGAAAAAGACGGACATGTACTGACGGTCAGCAGAAACGGTCTGCTGTATAAAGACAGCAATGGGGAAGTTTTAAAAGATGTGGACTTTGAAGACGTAAATGGGATTCTGCCTTTACGTTACCTGAATTCGAACATCAGTTATAACCTTATTTTCCGCGGCCGGAACTGGAAAAATATGGCTTCTGAGCTGGATACGGATCGGTACAATACCTCTGGCGGCCATAATATACGGGAGACCAAAGCCATTATTACCGCTTTTGCCCGTCATAAGCTGACTGATGATTTTCCGGACAATCTGGACACACTGGACTTGCCGCTGGATTATTCTTACTTTAAAAAGAGGGAAACCCGCCTGTCCGGAGGGGTGATTACAAATGGGAAAAAGGAAATCCCCATCCGTGATATCCGCCGTGTCAAATGCGTTACAAACGGTACGATCAGCAATCTGTGCATCTATACTACGGATAAAGGAAGATTTTTCTTTGACATGCCAAAGATGACCGTTACCCTGAACGCTTTGACCGTTCCTTTGCTGGAAGCCGTCATGACCAGAAATACAGGGCATGGAATTGATTTCTCACGGGGTGACGGTTTCGGGCAGAGCACTTCGGAATTTGTCATCATCCGTTACCTGGATTCCGGGTACTTCCTCCATAAGGACGGCACGGCTCATGAGGATTGGCAGAAGACTGCCTGTGACCGCACTGCCGGTTATGGGTACGATTTGAAAATGCTGCTCCAAGAATGAATAAGATGATGACATATAAAGAGAGTCTGCAAGGCGCGGCTCTCTTTTTTGTCACGAGCCGTTTTGCGGGACCGGCCCAAGAAATGAAGGTTCGTTTCTTTTTTGTGTGTCCCGACGGTGGCGGCCGAAGGAGGAGAAAGCATGGCGGATGCGTATGATGAAATGGAAAGATTGATGAAAGAGTATGAAGCGCTGGCACAAAGCGATCTCCCTGCCGCTCTGGAAAAAATGATTGATTTGTATTTTGATGAAACATATGAAAATACGTTCAATTATGATGTATATGACGGTATCGAATTATGGCTTCAGGAAAATGCGGACGGCAGGCTGCTGGCATCTGTCCGGAAATACAAAGGCGCGCCGGGGTATGCCAGGCTGGCGGAGACAATCCGCACAGGTATGAAAGGTTAGCCTTCTGCGTAAAGGATTCCCTTGGTATCTGTTTTTGATTCAGGGAACGGCCGGATATTTCCGAGGCCTTGTTTACGGAAGTAAATTATCTTGTGATTTGAGGCATTATATGGATGAATTGTTTGAACGCTTGGTTTTCATTTTTGGTTTTCTGTATATTTTTAAATGGATGCTGGATTTCTTAGTGAAGAAATTTCATTTGCACACCGGAATCTTTACCATAGAAGGAAATCAGCTGGTTGTCCGTGCGTTATTTTCTGTCAGGTATGAAAAGGATAAGATAGCAACGATCATTTTTTCCTGCATGCACAGCTGGCGCATTCCATGGGCTCATGCAGGAAAGATGTTGATTATCATGAAAGACGGGACAAGAAGCGGACCGTTCCAGTTTGACAGCGGATCCCGCACCGGAGAATTCTGCCCGATCCTCGATTCCGGAGAAGATATCGAGCGGACCATAGCGTATTTACGGGAGGAGTTAAAAAGACATGGTATTTCTTCTGTCTATAGGAAATAACGGCAGGCAGAAAAAAGTGGCAAAACGGGCTGAAGAGACAGCAGAAGATGTTTATCAGCGGGGTATGAAATGATGGAAACGGTATTATTGGCTTTTATGCTGATAGCGGCTGTCTGTATAGGAGCCGCGACGTATAATTTAATGAAACTCTCCTCTCTTCCTGCGCGGGAACGGTATAAAGTTCTCCGCTTCAAAGGAGACAGCCTGACCATAGGATACGGACTGTTTGCTCATACATATAAGTTAAATGAAATTTTAGAAGTACAATTTGTAAAATTTCCTATAAGAGGCCGTTGGAGTCTGGGCGGTTATGTGGGTGAATTACGGGTGATTAAAATGAATGGTCATCGGTGCCGGTGGATTTCTTTTGACGGCAGTGTGTACTATGGACATATAGTTTGGATTACCAATGAACACATCATTGATTTATCCACGGATTTACTGATGAAAGAGCTTCGGCAGCATGGGGTCCAATGCTTTAAGGAACGGAATTGGTGTTCCTGAGCTGCACTTGTGCGGATGCATGGAGGTACAGGATTTGATAAAAGAACCGTGAGATATGCTTCTGAAAACTTGTGATGACATAAGGGCGGTGTGTAGATGATGGACATTAAACGACTCTTTCAAATTCCCTTGATTTTTTTGCTGATTCCCCTGTTCTTCCTGGTTATGTTAATTAAGATATATATACTTCAATATATAATCATAAACCGCATTGCCGTTTGGGGAGGCTCTTTCTGGATGGTACTGTTTCTCTTTTGCCTGCCTGCGTTGGAAGTACTCTCCGTGTGGAAGATTATTGTGTACCATTACGGTTGGAAAGTCCGAGAAAAACTCATCTCTTCGTCTTACAGCAGGGGAGATATCCTGGTACTCTATCAAGCCATAAAAAGTTGGGATACAGCCTATCTGGGCGGAGCGCTTCTGGATGCAGCCATAACGGCAGTTGAAGCCGTGTGTTTCCTGGTGACACCTTTGTTTCTTTTCCTGCCCTGGGTTCTGTATGGTGTGATTGCGAAATGGTTTGGACTGCCTGCCGTTATTTCTTTCTAAAGGATTATTAAGAGGACGAATGTAATATTCATAGTCCCTTGAAGTTTTATACTGCTTCTGATGCGCGTTCCAATCCTGACGGTCAGCTCACTGTCCATAACAGAACCGGAAAAATCTTTGAGCGTGTGAAGAAACGCCATGGTAAGATTTTTGACGCAAATGATGAAATCAAACGCAGTCCGTGCAGCTTGGTGTTGGGACAGCATACTATACGTTATAATGACCATCTGTGTGTTTGGGGCATTAGTCTCGTTCTTTATGCTACACGATACGAAAGCAGCAATAGAAAAAATTTTCTTTGATGGAAAATGGCTTCAAAGAGGAAAAAAGAGCCTTACAAATCCCGTTTTTAGTGATGGATAAATTGAGATTTAAATAATAAATAAAATGAAATGATAAGTGAGAAAGGGTAAATTATGGGAGTAGATCATTTACAGGATGAACCAAAACTTATCTTGACATATCCTCATAAGTCTACATTTAATAGGATAGGCTTTTCATCCATGGTATCTTTATCTTTTATTGTTCTGTGGATACTGAATCATCTTATGAGTTATAATACTGATTTTTCAGATAAAATTATTATGGCAATAGTACTGGTTGGCGCTCCGCTCCTTGTATGGTTTATGGGATATTATCTCTTCATAAATGGAGTGAAATTAGAAATTTACGAAAATAATATCGTTAAATATTATACTTATGGAAGCAGAGGGCGGAGTGTATTGCATTTTAAATTTAAATTTGAAGATATAGAACAAATAAAATTTAAAAAGCGTCCGTTTAATTGTCTAAAGCTGACCATCAAAGTTCGGAATCCTGTTTTTTATGGGTTTCATGAGAAGAAACTAAATAAGTTAATGAGTGTAAATCTCATTGCGGATAGAAAAGAATCGGAATTTTTTATGCAACAGATGGAACAATTCCAAAGACAACAAAGAAGAATGATTGAACGATAAAAGTCCGCTGGAGAATAATTGATATGGGTTAAGAAAAGCACTTCCAATTAATTGATGAATAGTCAAGAAATAATAATCCTGATACAAGGAGAACAGTTACAGAAGGCCGTCGGACCGTTGCGCATGAACGGAAGAGAAAGCCTGAGGATGATTAGACACCTAATATTTCCTGCATTTTTTGCTGAATGGAAGAAACAATAAGGATTAAGATGGTAAACTCAAATCCCGCCTATAAAACCGATGCCATTCAAGAACCGGAAGTTGTTGATAAATTATTGTGTTGCTTTTGCAAAAGATGATGATTTGCCAGTCTTGCATAACAAACTTCACGAATACTATGGGATAGTATTCAACCGCAGAAACTTGCTGCACAGATTAAGACAACCGTAAGAAGTGCCATAGGTGTTGTCGATTCTGTAAACGAGCTGCGAAATAACAACACTGTTGCACATTCAAATGGAGAACTTATTCAAAAACGAGAAGCCCAATTGGTAATAAGGCTTGTAAATACGGTTGAAAATTAGGTCATGTCAACAGCCAATCCGCAATATCCACGATTTTTACGCCTTCGTACTGATACATTTCCTGCCTTGTGCGGGTGATGATTATCTTCGGGTAGGCATCTGCGATTTTGAGCAACGGCGATACTTCGCGCTCAAAGGTAGCAGGCTCGTCTATGGTATTGGCAACCTGGATATAGAGTTTCTCACTGCGCTTGATCGCTACGAAATCGATCTCTTTTTTATACAGGACTCCGGCGTACAATTCGTATCCGCGCCGTAAAAGCTCAATAGCGACGATGTTCTCCATCAACCTGCCGTAATCCGCGTTCTTTGTGCCAAGACGGGCATATTTGAAGGAATGATCGCTGAGATAGTATTTATCATTGGATGCAAGATAGCGTTTCCCCCGAATGTTATACCGTCTGACTTTATAAAACGCAAATGCATTGCAAAGATACTTGATATATGCACTGATGGTACGATCATTGGTCTTGAATTGTTCTTTGGTGAAGACTGCGGCGACGCTTCTGGTGGAGGTCAGATTTGAAATATTGTCAATCAGAAAGTCGCACAGGCGATCCATAAGCGGCATATTACGGATTTTGTATTTCTTCTGAATGTCACGCACAATCAGTGTGGAAAATACGTCCGAAATATAGTCATATTTTGCTTCTGGCGTTTTATAAAGAAATGATCCGGCCATGCCGCCTTCGGTCAGATAACGGTTAAAGGCTGCATACTGGTCTGAAAGCTCATAATATTGCATGAATTCAGCGAAGGAAAACGGATAGACCTCAATTTCAAAAGTTCTGCCGGTGAACAGCGTTGCAAGGTCAGAACTGAGCAGAAACGCATTGGAGCCTGTGATATAAATATCGTACTTCTCAGCAGCGTGGAAATTGTTGATGGCCTTTTCAAAACCTTCGCACATCTGCACTTCGTCAATAAAAATATAGTTCGTTTTTTCCGCCTGATATGCCTTTTCAACATACGCATTCAGCTTGTGATACTCCAACAGCGGTTCGTATTCGCTCAGGCTGTAATTGACGTGTATAATGTTAGCAGCCGTATCCGCCTGCCGGACATACTCCATAAATGCTTCCAGCAGCTTTGACTTTCCGCTGCGCCGCACTCCGGTAATGACCTTGATATCCGCTGTTCCCATCACGTCTTTCAGTTTGTCAAGATAAAAAGTTCGCTCAATCAGTTTCATGGTATTCTCCTCCGTCGCCAGAAGCATAGCACATCTATTTCGCAAAATCAATTTAATATAAAAATCGCGAAATAGGAATATTGATAAAATAGCGGCAGGAATTTCTCCCCGCCGCCGTGCGCCCGTTATGCGCAGAGCAGATTATTATCGACAATTTCCGTTGCCCTGTCCCGTACAGCGTTCATCTGTTGTACCTAAAGCATCTGATCCTCGGCTTTGAGCCTTTCGTTAATACTATCTTTCTCAGTGAGTTGCTTTACCAGATGGAAGAACGTTTCCTCCACTTGCTCCTGCAAAATCCTCCGTATAATAATGTTTGCGTATATGCCACGTGTTTCCGGCTGCCATATGTTGTTATATAGTGTTACCTGATTTTTCTTCACAGCAGCCGCTAACAGGTTGATTCCGATAGATTCAAAATTCGGTTTGAAGAGTGGGGTAACTGGCTTCTTAATACTCGTTTTCTTAACTCGAGCTTTTCCTATAATACATTATAAGGAATAAATATAAGAATGAATTGTTGCAGTATTCCCTTTAATGTCTGTTATTTCTTATTATTAATGGTTTTTCTGATGTTTCCGAGCCGTTTGGGGAGGCTCTTTCTGGATGGTACTGTTTCTCTTTTGCCTGCCTGCGTTGGAAGTACTCCTCGTGTGGGAGATTATTGTGTACTGTTACGGTTGGAAAGTCCGGGAAAAACTCATCTCTTCGTCTTACAGCAGGGGAGATATCCTGGTGCTCTATCAAGCCGTAAAAAGTTGGGATACAGCCTATCTGGGCGGAGTGCTTCTGGATGCAGCCATAACGGCAGTTGAAGCCGTGTATTTCCTGGCGACACCTTTGTTTCTTTTCCTGCCCTGGATTCTGTATGATGTGATTGTGAAATGGTTCGGTCTCTCTGCCGTTATTTTTGGCGGTGATTTAGGATTTTAAAAGCACTGAAAAAAGTCTGGCGATATGCCAGATTTCAATGATATACTTTGCTAAATAAGGCGTTATACAACAATTCGATCTAACACTGTAGCAGATATATTTTTAGAATTTGACGGATGTAATCATTTCCACAAATTGCAATATAATGCGAATGAATACCCTAAACTGTTATCCAATTTCGTAGATCTTTGCAAAAATTAGTAATGTTTTATGTTAAATTTTGCTTAGCTAAAAGGATTTTTTTTACTTTACTGTCAATTAAATTATGGTCGAGTAAACCTAAGCGGTAAGCTTTCAATAATCCATTAAATACTTCCTGAGCATGGCTGTAATCCTGACAAACAAGAATAAGGTCTGCACCAGCAGAAATCGCTTTTACTCCCATTTCTGCAAAGCTATAATGTTTTGACATGGCCCCCATTTCCATGTCGTCAGTAAGAATAATTCCTTCATATCCATATTCAGTTTGAAGTAAATCAGTCATGATTATTTTTGAAATACAAGCAGGATTACTCGGATCTAAAGCTGGAAAAGTTACATTAGAAACCATAATAAAAGTTTCATTCGGATCGGTTTGTGCAATAAGCTCCTTGAATGGGCGACCATCTTCTTGGTTCAGCTCTTCATGGGTTAAATTAACTGTATCACCATCGAAATGAGGATCTACTTTTACTTTACCAATTCCTGGAAAATGCTTCAGGGTAGTTTTGATACCTGTTGAGCGATAACATTCAATTACAGTTTTTGCAAAAGAAATCACGGTTTCTGGCGTTTTTCCATAGGAACGATGATAAGCAGCATCTAAATCTACAACTGGCGCAAAGTTTAAGTTAAATTTCATGCTCTTTAACGCCTTTCCAGTCTGGATGGATAAGTTTTTTGCACTTTCAATACTTTCAGTGCCAACTTTTTCGGCGGAAGGTAATGCTGGCATATAATTTTCCATACGCATAACCATTCCGCCTTCTTGATCAATAGCAATGAACGGTGGAATTTTTGATTGGGCAAATATAGTCTTGAAAATATCCTTGTTAAGCTTTGTTACTTGTTCTGGCGTATTCATGTTTCTATCAAAAAGAATAACGTTACCACAAGGAAATTCCGTCATCATATATCTGGCATCAGCATCAAGAGTTGGACCATTGATACCAATCATTATCAGCTGACCAATTTTTTGAGAATCAGTCATTGTGGATAAAATTTTATCTACTTTCTCTTCTGGTGAGAGTTCTTTTACAGCAAGGGAGCCGTTGGGGGAGATGTCAGGTTTTAATTCATTTGAGCAAGCTGTTGCATAAGTGCAAAATATACAGAACAGCAAAATTGATATAAAATATTTCCATGTACTTTTCATAATAATTAATCCTTTTGGGCTGTAATTTCATCAATTTTCCATCTACCGTCAATTTTATAAAGGATAACTTGCCCCTTAAAATAATTTTCAATGGTGGAATCACCGGCACGGTCAATGGCTTTCAATCGATAATTTAGAACAGCTTTACTGCCACTATTGGAAATAGTAGAAATTTCAATAGGGATACTTTTTAGTGTAGTGTCATATCCAGGAGCCCAACCACTATAATCTATTTGATTTTTATAGTCAGGAGTAAAGCAATTATATGCTTCCCGTAAATTGTGTTCTGTAATTTGCTGGTGGAAGTACTTAAAAAGACCTGTTGCACTTGGTGAATATATACTAAGTTCATCTTCAGTCGCAGGCTTTGATGTCGTTGAAGTCGAGATCTTACTTGTTTCAGCATTAGTAGTAGGTGCGGCTGTATCGGTCGATGAGACCGGTGCTTCTTTATCATTAACTGTTTTACCTAATTTAATTTGAACATTAATTTCTGTAGGATTTTCTTGCTTAACGAGGCCAACACAATGTCCACTAACTACTACAAAATCATCAAACTTTAATTTATTTAGTTCTTCAACTCGGTCAGTAGGATATTCAACTAAAATGGTATAAGTTCTTCCTGCAGCCACTTTATAACCAATAACAGCATAGAATTGGTTACTGTTATGAAATTGACCTTTCTTTAAAAATTTACCGGTTATTTTCACATTTTTATCTTTATATCTATTTTGTGCGGTTCCTATATCAAGAATATAATCATTAAGCATATCATCAGACTTTATTTCCATATAAGTAATAGCAGTTTTTTCTATTTTATTTGCACCTGTATTCCCTCCACAACCAGTAATAATAGCAATTATACATAGGCTAAATAATAAGAGAGAAAGTTTTTTCATGATAAGCCTCCTAATATCCTCAATCCAATTTTGTTAATTACATTTTAGCATTAACAATAATTAAAAGGATAGTATAATATTACTTATTGCGATTCAAGATATATAAATAGAATTTAATATTTTGAGAAATTATTCAAAGATTTTTGTAAATTGTTATCAAAGATTGCGTATTCTTGGCACAGTGGAATGGCGAAATCTAATCTTTGTTTTTGATATGGAACAATTACTGGCATTTCTATGAAGTTTTATGAAGCCGCTGTAAGGGGACCTGCTTTTTCCTGTACATACCCGGATGGAGAAAAGGAATACAGGTGTGCCCCGTTCTTTCCGATATCATAGGAATGTGGGTGGCCGGGCTTTTGAACATGACAGAAGAAGAAATCAAGGGATATAAATAAAATAGGAATCCGGTTATAAACTCTGTGAAGAAAATAATGGTATCTTCCTGAAAATCTGGTATCCTTATATAAAAACAGGTTGTTAAAAAATTAGGAGGCATGATGGGTATTGTACGTGTAAAAGAATTTGAAGAGGAGTTTGAGCAGGAAGAAATTGAAATCTATGCACTGCTTCGAGAGGCGCCCAATGGTGCCGCAGCTTACTTGAAGGATTATCTCAGGCCTCTTGTCTATACGGATGCTACCGTAGACTGCAAAACAGGGGCGCTGGATCGGCGTGAGGGGATTCTTACCTGGCTTATTTCGTCAGATCGTGAAGCGGGCTGGGGCTATGACTTCAAGCAGTATGGGATTTACAGGCTCTTAGTCAGAAAAGCAAAAATCAAAATGTTAGATGAGAATAGGGTGGCGTCATGGAACAATCGGTACCTGGTACTGAAAGTTCTGGAATGGGATGCCGGACAGAAGGAGCTGGAAGCCCTGGCAGCCTATTTACAGCAGCCTAAATACATTCACACACAGCGGGGAGACTTTCTGTTAAACCGGCAGTATAAATGGTACGAAATGAAGACACCGGACTGTGGTTTTACCTTAGATGCGGATGAAGGTTCTGACGAGACCTGTGAAGCTGCATTAGCCACATATAAGAAGCATGAAATGAATATGCCCGAACTGGATCGGCAGCTTCGCGCCTATGCTGCCGGTCATATGCTGGACACAGCGAACGACTGGCTGGGCGATGCTGATGAGGAACCAATCACGGCAGAGCAATTTGCAGATCGGATCACCTTGTCCGAATTGGCTTTCCGTAACGACGGATCAATAGAAGCGTATTATGATGACGGGGATATTTTCTGGGGACACTGCATCATTGTGCGTATGGATAAAAACGGAAACATAGAGGATGCGGAAATCGCCGGGTGACCGGAGAGGGAAGCTTGAAGAAAAGGGGACAAGGATATGATTTGTGGCAGATATGCGGAACGGCATGATTGACCTCGATTTGATATGAGAGAGTAACCGAAAGATTGATGAGATGGATTGATATGCATGATAAACCGGTCAATAAAATTGAAAATAAAACAGAAGAAAGGGAAGAGGACACGGAAAAATTTTACGTAGCCGAAGAAGGTGTTCCCTTATATATTTGCGATCAAAATGCGCTTATTGCTTATTACGGAAGCGAAATAGGATTGAACCGGACGATTGTATCGCCCCGGGGAGATGGAATTTATTCGGCAAGACTTCCGCTGCTGGACGTCGCTCTTCCCTTTTTGGTGTATGGAAGGGGCCTGCTGTTTTTAGATGCCTATTATTTACTGGCAGAAACAGTTAATAACAATACATGGAGTCCAATAACCAGTGTCATGATTGACATTCATAGAGGGAAGTATGCCGGCCTGGAACACCGGTATTCCCGTATATCTGTGGAAGAGAAGGGGATAGAATTGAAAAACGGCCATGACGGACATTCTTTAAGGCTGCAGGATGTTCATGGCCTGAAATGGATTCAGTTATAGGATTGGTCGGTTTGCAGCATTTGAAGAGGTGGATATGACTTACGAAAAGAACAGGTCTTTGTGAGGGGTACAATGATTAGGATCTGTTTTTATAATTATGGCGGCGGTGAGCTCCATGTGAGCAGGGAGTTGGAGATTAACCGGGAAGTTGATGAGTATCTTATCCGGCACATTCCCGGTCTGCAGCTGGAAGCAACGGACAGTGAAGCGGATATGGATGATAACAGTATTTATTATTTTAGCGGTAAGAATGAAGCGGAGGCCTGCGGCTTGGCAAAGGAACTCATAAACAGCCGTATCCGCAGGCGATCGGAAATGAAGTATACCATTGAGATTGTGGATGGCTTGCTGTAATACTCACTATGGCTTATCCGCCGTGCTTAAAGCCGGTTACTCAGATTTATTGCTGTACAGATACTTGCGGCTGACTGTAAAAAAATGGTGCGGCAGGCGGACAATTTTGTGCTTTTATACAGTTTTATTTGAGAGAGGAACATGAAATACTTATTTTGTTTATTGATACCGGCAGGACTGTTCCTGTTGATTATAAGCATCAAATATGTTATTCGTTTTGCTAAGGCTGAAATGATTTATGAAATGCCTTATAGCAGGGGAACGGGTACATTTACTCTTGCTGCAAGGGGGAAATATGGCTTATGGCTCAGCGGAAAAAAGTTTAAAAAAGCGCCACTCGGAGAATTTGGACTGACCCTTGTCAACAGGGATACGGGACAATCCGTTCCCCTGTGTGCTCCTCTTTTGCGTACCGCTGTGACCGGGCTCAGCAAGTCCAGGCTGAAATTGTATTCCTTTCAGGCGGAAGCCGGCACATATACGGTTTCCTTGAATGATGAAGTGCGTATCAGAGACAAAGCATGCGCATTTCTTGTGAATGCCGTAACTAAGCGGCCCGTAGATTACAGTTTGTTTTCTATTCAGGTGTACCGTCATACATCCGGTATGGTTTTATCCCTGTGTGTACTGGGGATTATATTCGGCGCCGTCATAATGGTTTCGGGAGCTATTCTCCCGGCTGTTTTATAAAGAATCAGGGGATTCTATGCGTAGAGAATATCTGTGTATGTAACATAAAAGGTGAGGCAGATGAAATTTTTAAAACCGATAGTCATTTTATTCCTGCTGTTCAGTACTGTTTTATCCGGCGGCTGTGGTCATACAAAAGAAGATCAAGAAAGGATCATCCGGTATTTGGATAACAGATTTGGAAAGGATACATATACAATTAAGCAGGATGAGAGTTATTATCGCTGGTTTGTGACATTGAACCAATATCCGGATCTTACTGTTTACTATACGGTATCTCGTGATCCTCTTTCCATGACATCACCTTCTATAACGACAAATTTTGATGAAGTTTTCAGTGAGCATGCAGTTGAAGAATACAAAAAAACGCATGCACTTGGTGATGATGATCTTGTTTTTGATGATTCCATTGATTTCGTATATCACACAAAAGTTAAATCCCTTGAAGAATTGAAAGTGCCTTATGACAGGGCGATGGGATTTATTGCCTTTGTTTCTGAAAAATATCCGGTTCTTGTTGATGAAGGGTTACTGAATATACGAATGGATATTACCGGTATCCGTTTGAAAGGTGCAGATGATGACGATACCCTGATATTTCAACACATATCCAAAGCAAAAAAAGACGGTCTCAGCATTGTGTCATACGAAGAAATTTGTCGGGAATTAGCGCCGAAGCTAAAAACGCATGCGGACAATCCGGACGGTTTTACATTTCACGCAGATATAGGAAAGTCATTTATTTTGGGCAGCGATACTTTTGGTGACTGCTTTCACAAAAACCTTATTTTAGAGAACGGCACGCCTGAAGAATTGGACAATATCATCTTGCAGCCCGGAGAAATAAGCAGACCCTATATTTTCAAAAGTGAGAGCCGGTATGAATTTACAACGATAACATTACAGGCTGAAAACGTATCGGACTCGCCCTGTTCTTTGCCTGAGGCAGCGATTGTAAAAGCAGTCATAGATGATGCGAAAGAAATATATGTCGATCCGGTAAGGATTGATCTTGCTTTTGATGAACGGAGGGGATGGAAGGATCCCTATGAAATGCTGGGGATTTCTCCGCCGGAAACAGAGGAGGAAAATGCGGAAGGCGTGCCATATAAAAATATTAAGATTTTATTTACAATGAACAAATACTACAAAGGCGTAAGAAGGGTTACCTTGACTTTTAATAAGCATACCGGGTAATGGTTGTTTGCTTATCATTTCAAACCATCTGCTGTTTCATTTATTGCGGCGGCCGGCTTGCTGTAAACTTATGTGCGGAGTAAAACGGATTGATTCCATGTCGGATAAAGGGGAGAGAGTATGCGGTTTGATGAAAAACTGCGTCAGTTTGTTTATGAGTACGAAGGGATCATCTTCGCCTGGGATGAGGAACCGGAGAAAGACTTTTCTGATACGGTGAAGAAACTGGCAGCAGGTTATTATGAAAGGCTTGATGACATCGTCCGGCATATTGCCCCGGATTTGAAAGAAATGTATGGAGTTACGGATCCCGGAGAGATAAAGGGCAAACTGGGGAAACCTGTCATCGACCTTACGATGGGAGAAATTAATTATCTGGAGCATACATTTGATTACGAGCATATCTTTACGCTGGAATATATGGATGACGAGTTTAAGCAGTTAAGCCATTTCAGCGTGGACGGGTGATGTGAAGAGAGGCAATTCATGAGTAAGCTGAAAGAAAAAACATTGGTCACGCTCAAAGAAGAAGCAGCAGTTGATTATCCGTTTTCCGATGATCTGCCCTTAGTTTACCTGGGGGAACTGGCCAACATGCCGGAACATGGAATTTTTATAGGCCAATCGGGCAAATGTTATTTTGGATATCATCTCTGGAATTTCAGAGAGCTAAGGGAAGATGAAGTATAGCCTGTAAGGTTTGTTATAATATGGCGTTTCATGCTTTACTGTACCGATTCATCATGAGATAAAAGGATTCAGAGCATAAAGGAGAATGGATATGGGGTATGACATCACTTTCCATCCGATCAGCGAAGAGCAGATGGATGCATGGTATTTTTCCCTGCTGGACAGCCTGGCAAAAGGGGATACGTCCCGTCTGGAGGCGGTGGCGGAAGACGCGGGGATGGATCCGTTTTACATAAATAAATACAGGGATTTGATGAAGTATGCCGCCGGGACGCTGCCTTCAGAACGATTTGAAATCACCCACGGGTTTTATATGGCGGTGGTGCAGGGGTTTTTCCGCAAGCATTATTATGTGCGGGGGACTGCCGTTTCTTTCATGGCGGAGGAGTACCCGATGATGGAAAGGTATATCACGCCATGGAAGGATATTCTTCCTGAAGGCATCTTACCCCCTGCACAGCAGGGTATTGTCGAAAATTATTCTGCCGGCGTTTATCTGTCCGCAGAACAGGTGAAAGAACTTCTTTCCGATTATGAAAGAAATAAGGAGGTACGGAAAGCGGTCGATGATTATTTCATGGAGAACGGGGCCGTACTTCTGAAAGCGCTCCGAGATGCGGCGGAGAATGGAGCGGGACTGCTGGAAGCGACAGATGTGGTGGAAGTGGAACCGCTGGATCTGAAAAAAACGACATCCTATTCAGACCTGAATCAATGTGATCCGGAAGGGGCCTTTATTTACCAAAAGGTAGCAAGGACGCAGATCAGTGAGTTCATGAAATCGAAGAAATCTTAA